ATCTCCTTGTCTACCAATAACAATTGCATCCGATGCACCAGTAAGACTACGAGACCTATCTCCAATAACAATTGCACTAGCCCCTTTGGCAGATGCATCATAACCAATAGCTACTGTGTTGGAAGAATCTGTTATTGTTGAATAACCAATCAATACAGAATAAGTATTATTATTACCTGTAGCCGCTTCTGAACCAATTACAATACCTCCGGAAGCGGAGCTACCAACTGATGCGTTATGACCAATTATAACACTATCAAATGAATTAGTACCAGCTTGTGCTTGATAACCTATGGAAATACCACGAGCATATGATTTAGCAGTATCTCCTAATGTAACACTACCAAATCCATTTACAGATGCATCATTACCAATAGCTATACTCTCATAATCATTTGTAGTTGTTGTGATACCATGCCCAATTGCAATAATATCATTATTTCCTGATGTTAATGTTGTATTACTACCAATTAAGATAGTATTTTCTTCTGAATTTGAATCAAGTCCTTGTCCGATAACAATAACGTTACCAGTAGAAGATTCCGCTCTCGAACCACTACCGATTGCAATATGTTTTTCAGATTCTGCTCTAGCATATGGTCCGATAGCAATCGCAGAATCGGCTTGTGTACTTGCACCTCTACCTAAAGCAATTGAGTAATTACCACTAGCAGTTACGGGAAGCCCAACTAAAGAATCTGCATTTTTGAGTGAGTAAGCACCAGTACCACTAACTAATCCAGCCTCTGCTCCACCTTCTACATAAGATGCAGTTACTGCAAATGATGCAGTAGTTGCAGTTGATGCGTTTCCATCTAAATCACCTTTGAATCCAACTGATGAACTAACTGCTCCAGTTACATCAAATGTACCTGTCATAGATACAGTAGAACCATCATCAGAAAGTAATGAATCACCTAAGTGGTGTCCACCTGTACCTTTTTGAATTGAGTTCGTTGTAGGGTATGTAGGAGTTCCTTTAGTACTAAATTCAGGTCCGAATAGAGTAACTGCATAATCAGTAGCATCTTTCTCATATTCATAGAACCAATCGTTGTTTACACTATCCCATTGGAATGAACCAGTTGAGATAGGTGAAGAACCACTATCGTATACTTTAATACCAGCATATCTCTCAGTTGGAGAATCTGCGTTAAGAACAATAAATGCATCTCCAATAATCTTAGCAGAACCTGTAACTGATTGAATGTATGCAAAAGAACCAGTTCCGTTAACTGCAATATTGTTAAATGTTTGAGTACCTGTAAATACGTTATCTACGTTTGTTTTAGCGTATGATGAGGTTTGTGATGTTAACGATGTGATGTTAGAACTATTAGTAGAGATATCAGATGTATTAGTACTGATATTACCCTCATTGGTAGTTAATCTACTCGCTACTGAAGATGAATTAGATGTGTATACCGATGTATCTAATTTACCTGCAACAGTTGAATCATTTGATGAAGTATATGCATTAAATACTGAAGTATCTAACTTACCACTTATATCAGCAGAAGTTAAATATGATGATGTAGCAGCAGTAAGAGAATCAACTCTACTATCATTCGAAGATGTATAAGTATTGAATACTGATGTATCCAATTTACCACTAATATCTGCGGAAGTGAGATAGCTAGATGTTGCCGCAGTTAGTGAATCTACCCTTGCATCATTGGATGCAGTATAGGTGTAAAATTCTGAAGGAGTTAATCCACCCCCACCAGCTGAACCAGTATCTACGGTTACGTTAAATGTTGAGTTATCTCCCTTAGTAAAGGTAATAACATTGAGTGCTGCAGATGCAGTTATTAACAAAGAACCTGTATCAACTGAAACACCTTCTGCGTTTAACGCATAAGATGCAGTGAGTGCTGATGTTGCGTAGGATGCAGAAACTTCTAAGGAGTTTACTGCAGAACCCGTACCATCAACTAATACCGAACCACTTATCTGAGTAAGTTGTTCGTAGGTATCTTTGATTTGTTGTGAGGTAAGATTATAATTAGCCATCTCTATCTATCCTTATTGTGGTAAGTACTTATATCTTGAATCTGTTATTTTGATTCCTAATTTATCCATCTCAGCTACATAACCTCTGCGTGTAACAAAGGGTGAACGTAGTTGAGAAGTTTGGTCTGGAAATATTTCCATTCCTGTCTCTGTTCCAAACTCAGGAAAATCACTCTGATTATCAATTAAATAACCAACTAATCTTTCTGAGTACCATTCAGCTTTATTCTTAACTGATGTTCTTTTTTTATCGTATGTTGCGTTATCCACTGCAGCGGCTTGGTCACCACCTTGTGGAATTAACAATCCATTATTACGAGGTCTTAACCAAATCGATTCTAATGCTTCGTAGTAAGACCAGTAAAGTAATGCATCTTGTACATATCTCATAAGAGTTTCGTAGTTACCTGTAACGGTATCGTTCTTAACTCTTGTAATCATTGCTTGATATAATTCGTATCCAAGCATTCTCTGAATGTTGATATCTTGTGCCTCTCTTACGGCATTCTTCAACAAATCAGCATCAACAGACTGATTAAGGTCTGTAAAGCTCTTTAGTTTGTTCTCTGATATAAATAATGTATCGGTCATTTTATTTTCCTTCTATCTTTTCTTCCAATTCAATATCTGCACCAGCTTCTGCTTCTACTGAGGTTACTACATCAATCTCTTCTTCGCCATCTCCAAAGAGTTTGATTTGTTGAACACCTAAAGTAGTATCAATTCCGTTTATACTAAAAATCATTTCAAATGTTTTAAGTATATCAGATTGCATTGGATAAATTACAGTTGTTAAGAAATGTGAATATGCATCTAATAGTTCTGCTCTACCACCTAATTGTCCCTCTGTCTTAATACCTACTAGCATAGGTGAAGTGATTCGGTGACCTGTAAGAATCTTTTGTGTAGTCATTTCATTTACTACATTATAGTATCCATCAGCACCATTTTGAGGTATAGGTGTAATTTCTGGCATCTGCTCTCTATCAGCCACATCCATATACATCAGAGAACCTGCATTATCAGTACCTGAATATGCATCTCTTAATTGTCTTTCGATTTCACCTCTTTCTTCTTCATTAGCATCGGTGAAAGTTGTAATTGCTAATGAAGGTGCCAAACCATTCTTTAAATTGTTTACGTGGAAGTTATCAACTTCAGTATCCAATTCGATTGTTTTTAAAGCACCCATATAATCAGGTAGTGGATAATAATCCAAACCTGTTGTGTATGGTTTAAAATAAATTAATTGAGATGGTTCAGTTCTATCTCTCCTACTGAATTTAGGAAGATATGGTAAGTTATCTTTATGAGGAACTATACCTCTTGTCTTACCCCAATCTCTATATATGTAATAACCTGGTATATTTCCTCTATCATCCATCTTCTTTGCTCTAGCGTATGAGAAATCTACGTGATACACTTCAGCAATTCTAGTCCTATCTTGTGACCAAATTACTTCTAATGCGTATCCACCATAAACTACTCTATCTAAAGCAAGTTTAGAATAAATATCGTTCCAAGTTTCACCTTCTGAATTTGCGATTTCTAATAATACTTCATCATCACCTGTAAGACCTTGTCCTACCACTGCTTGATGTTTTGCATTAACTGCCGTAGCATGGACAGATGATTTGTGATACAAATCAATAAGTAATTGCGGAAATTTATTATCCTGTCCAAAGTAAACTATATCCCCTTTATCATCTTCGAACTGAGCGCTATCTGGATATAGGTACTCACTATACTTTGGGATAATACTAAATTTATGTTTATTCTTTTCCATATCTATCCATTGTACACTACATATGCTCCGTTTTCATTAGCAGAAGTGTATTTAAACCTACTTATACTCTCTGAAACGAACGCAGTTGTTGTCGTATCTGTTTCGTATGATTGTGGAACTAATCCTAAGTTCCAAACTACGTTTGAAGTACCCCATACCTCTTCAGAAGTACCCCATATTTGGGAATCTCCTGGTGCGATAATCTTTTGGAATACTAAATCGTATGAACCACCCTTTAAATCAACATCTGTTGGAAGGGTTATTGTTGTTTTTCTCCATTTACCATATTCAGCAAATGAAAGGGAAACTGATGATGTTACCTCTGAAAATCTATTAGTAAATACCAATCTTAACGTATCTCCATCAGCGAAAGATGCTGAAGGTATAAATGCGATGTCGTTTGATGATGAGGTAAATAGATATATCATTGTTTTTCCCTAATAAAGTAAAGGGCAGAGGGATTTTACTCCCTCTACCTCATTACATTATATAAATCTTAACCTACGGTGATACCATTAAGAACGCCTGCAAGTGATGAACCCGAAAGTTCGCTTGCTGGTTCTGGCTCTTGTCCAGTAAAGGTTAATGTGTAACCATTAAGGTCACCGAATGCAGTACCTGTCTGGCCTTGTCCACCACTTAAAGACAATCCACGAGTTTGACCTAATAAGAAGAATACACCAACACCATCTTCAGAACCGTTGTTGGTTTCAACAACCATTCTAATATCTGGGTTTTTAGCTAATACTCTTACTTGGTTTCTAGTCGCTGACTGAAGTTTGTGGAATGGTGCATTTACAGTTTGTTCGTAGAATATAGTTCCGTTTTCTACATTTGAGTTAATCGCTTCGGTGAAATCACCAGTCTGACGAGTTAATTCAAATTTATAGAAAGTACCTGAACCACTTAATTCATTTAACAATCCTGTCGTACCACTTGTTGAATCAATTGAACCAGACAAGATATAGATGTTCTTAAGTCCACCAGTGTTGTCACGACAACCTAGTGTAAATCCTGATGTAATATCACATGTGCTCATATCTTATCCTTTTCTTTTTTATTATTCAACAATTAGGCCTGGTCGTTAGATACCCAGAACTCAGGGTATGCAATGTTCATACCAAGCTTAGTAACGATTCTGTGCTTCAATTGGTCACCATTGATATCGTACCATAACTGGAAATCAGTTACGTCTGATAACAAATCAGTACCGATTACGATTTGTTTAGCAGGTCCGAGAACCAAACGATTAGAACCTTGCAAACCAATTGTACCTACGATAGTTACGTTTGGAGTGAATGGGTGTTTCATCGCCATAAAGTTTACTCTATTCTCAACAGATGCTGGGTCATAGAAGTAATTGTTTTCGTTACGCAACCAAGTTACATACTTTCTAAAATTCGTAATGCTCATGAAAACTGTCAAGTCTTCGCGGTCTTGTACATCAGCAGCCAAGTTTTCAATCATTACATCGATATCATCACCGATAGTAGTTGAAGTTGGAGCAGAACCTGTAATTGCATCAGGAACAACTACACCAGTAGTAGAACCTGAGAT